CCAGTCGCAGGAACTGCTCTTCAAGAAGTTCATCGCCGAGTCGGAGCAGTATCGCCTGATCGCGGTGGAATACCTCAACAAGAGAAACCGGGCGCTCGACGGACCACGCGCCCCGACATTCCAGATCAACGCCGACGTGACAACCAGGCCAGATGACTGGATGGACTAGGCCATGCAATCTCCCGCGATAACCCAGGGACGGCTCGTGAGTGTCGACGCCGGATGGATGTCGGGAATGAACTCTGTCCGGCATCCGTGGTTTCTTCGGCAGGATCAGTATCGACGCGGAGTCAACGTCGTGAACCGCGGCGGCGTGATCCAGACGAGACCCGGATTTCGCATGCGGCTCACTCTTCCCGAAGGAAACTTTCAGGGAATGGCGCACTTTCAGGTCACCAAAGACGGGCGCCGCGACGATCACCTTGTTCTTGCCGTCGATGGAAAGATCTATTTTGCGCCGTTTCCTCTTGAGCAGCCAAGATTCTGGGAAGATTTTCGTCTTAAGAATCTTCAGTTTTCGGCAGATGCCGACATGGTCCATTTTGCGGTCGCCGAGAAGACCGTCACGACCGCGCCCGATCAGACGCTGCAGATCGTGCCGTCGCACAACGTGCTGATGATCCAGGACGGCGTGACCCCGGCCGCATACTGGGACGGGGAGGAATCGCGGCACCTCGTCGAGGCGGCTCCGAATCTCGAGACCCCGACCGGGACCTGGATGACCTTCTCTGGGGGACGTCTCTGGGTCGCGCGCGGCAATGTTCTTCTGGCGTCTGATCTGTTTGATCCGATCAAGTTCACCGAGCGAGTCGAGGGCGAGGGCCGAGGCGATTTTTCTTTCCCGAAACAGATCACCGGGGTCACCAGCTTCATCGGAGACGAGCGAGTCGAGGTCGTCGTGGTGTTCACCGACGAGAGGAGCGAGATCGTGCTCTCTGGCATCCGAGATCGCGCCCAGTGGGCCACGACCCAGGGAATGCAGTCGATCCTGTTCCCGAGCACCGGATGCGTCGCGGGACGAAGCGTCGTGTTCCAGGCGGGCCTGATGTGGTGGTATAGCTCTGGAGGTCTCGTGGCCTCTGACGCGGCGGCCTCGAGCAACCTGACGAGCCAGATCAACTATCGAGACGCCGAGATGGCCTTCAGCAAGCAGTTTCTCAACGATGACTCGTCGATGATCTGCGGTCTCAGCTTTGAGAACTACCTTCTCATGTCGATGCCGATCGGGCAGAATCTCAACTCTGAGACGTTTGTGCTCGACTATTCTCCCCTGAGCGAATTTTCTTCTGAAAAAATCCCGGCGTGGTCTGGAGTGTGGACGGGGATCCGCCCGATCCAGTGGGCATCCCCGGTGATCAACGGAAAGCGGCGCGCCTTCGCGGCCTCGGTCGACTACCGGGCTCTGTCTGACGGAAGCCACAACCATGTCTGGGAGGCGTTCATGCCCGAGAGAGAAGACACCTTTTTTGAACTGGGCAGCGACTTCACGAGGATCGACTTCACGAGGCCGATCTTCTGCGAGTTTGAGACCCGCCTCATGGGAGACGGCCACGATCTCAAGTCCTTCCAGTATGCCGACATCAATCTGATGGAGATCGCCGGAGACGCGTATGTCACGGCAGACTACCGCGGAATCCGCGGCGCCTACAAGCCAGTTCTCTGCAAGCGCATCATTGCTCCAATCACGGCCGCCTCTGCCGGGGCCGACATTCCGCCTTCCGAGCTCGACATTCTCGATGGTCTCAAGAAACAGAGCCGTCGTGTCACGACGGAGAATGCCCTGCCGACCGATGGCTGCCCGACCTGCGAGTCCGAGTATTCTGAGAACATCGACAAGGCCTTCAGCATTCTTGTCCGGTGGTGCGGCCAGATGGCCGTCGAGTCGATCCGTCTCTTCATGGAACCGTGGGCCGAGCGGGCAGAGGGTCGCTGCGAGGAAGACGAGATCCGTGTCTGCCTCGTCGGGGAGGACGGTCAGAACCACATCTACAGCCGAGAAGAGGGATTCGTGCCTCTCGAGGATCTCTATGAGGTCGGCGGCAACGCGTGGGCCTCGACGAGGTCCTCGACCGTCACCCTGACCTGCCCGGCGGGGTCTGTCACGACCGGGCCGCTCACTGTCACGGCCACCTCGACATACAGGTCGAGAATCTCTCAGGCAGATGCCGATGTCCAGGCTCTCGCGTCTGCCCAGACGGCCGCCCAGGCGCAGGCCGACTACCTCAGGACAATCTATCCGTGCTACTATGACTCGGTGCAGTCCGTGACCCACCACTGTTATTCTGAACTCAACGATGATGCCCTGGCAATGACGAGACTGTCTGATGGCCGCGTCATCCTTGGGGGTCAGTTCTGGAGAGACAACACGACCAACCAGGGCAAGATCACCGAGAGAACTTCCGGCGGCATCAGGAGCCTGACCTTCACGCAGGGAGACGGCTTTGTGTCGAACTTTGGAGCCGAGCCGAGTTCCGAGCAGATCAACGTCCTGCTCAATGACAGCAACGGCATCTACGCCCTCGGAGAATTCAGCGAATACAACAATGTCGCGCGGACCCGGATCGCCCGACTGACATCGGCCGGGGCGCTCGACACGACCGTGACATTTGGAACCGGATTCAACACGGCACCGACTGCCGCGTGCATTCTTCCGTCGGCACTCACCGAGGTTTCGACTGTCCAGGTCGCAACGGCGTCTGGCAGTGGTGGCAAGTATTTTGATCTTGGAGATGCCAATGGTCCAGTCCGCGTCTGGATGGACAACAACAATACCTCAACTCCTCCAGCAGCTCCGTCGGGTGGCCGTCTGCTTGAGGTAGACATGTCGGCCGGTCTTCCGGAGATCACCCGAGTCACCACTCTTGCTGACGTCGCTGGATCTCTTGATGAGGCCTACTTTGTCATTCGTGACGGGGCGGCAACGACCGTGGCGGTCTGGTTCGCACACTCCGGAGGATCCACGGCCCCCACGGGATACACAAGAAACCTGAAGGTCGACATCAACAACAATGACTCGGCCAACACGGTCGCGACCAAGCTCAGAAACGCGGTCGACGCGGATGCCCAGTTCTCGGCGGCCGTGAGCGGAAACCAGGTGACCATCACGAATGTCTATATTGGAGTCGTGGCAGACGTAGTTGATGGGACAGACCCGACCGGATTCACGTTTCTTGTGACCCAGCAGGGCGTGAACATTGACACGGCCTCGCAACTCGCAACGAAGATCCAGCTTGCCGTCGACGCAGATGCCCAGTTCGTTGCGACAGTTTTGACCGACACCGTGACAATCACGGCCGCCTCGGCCGGCCACCGGCTTCATGTCACCGAGCCAGATTCTGGCACCTATTTTGTGGTGGACACCACGGCGCTTGGGACGTCTGCCGGATCTCTCATCGTCGGTGGAACATTCACCACATACAACTCCGTGGCCGTATCAAAGCCAATTGTTCTGATCGAGGCAAACGGAACAAGAGATGCCGACTATCTCCCGACGGGCTTCACGAAGATATTTGCCCTGATCCCCATCACGGGGAATCTTGTCTATGCGGCCGGATACGAGTCTGTCGCCGGAAAAGTCCGCGTGGCGAGACTCCTGTCGACCGGCATCGAGGATCCGGCATTCACGCCGTATGAGGTCACGGTCGCCGATCCCGGATTTGCCTCGATGGCCCTGCAGGCCGATGGCAAGATCATTGTCTCGTTTGACGGCGCCAATTCTGCCAAGGATCTGGTGAGACTCAACACCAACGGTTCTGTCGACGCGACCTACAACGTAGGGACCGGGCTCAACACCGCGGCGCGGGCGATCTTGGTTCTTGCAGATGGAACCGTCATCCTTGGGGGCAACTTCACGACCTACAACTCTGTTGCGGTTCCGCGGATCGTCAAGACCACGGCGCTGGGGGCGGCCGTCGGGGCGTTCAACCCCGGAACCGGGTTCAACGCGACCGTCCGCGCCCTCATGCTGCCCTCGACCGGGACCTTTTTCTTTGCTGCCGGCGACTTCACGTCCTACAACGGCAACGCGGACTCCTATGAGAGATTCGGGCGCGTCGACCAGACGACGGGAGCCGCCCTTGACACGCGCCAGACCGTGAACGTCACCGGACGTCATCGTGGCACGATTTCCCAGGCCGACTCTGACACCCAGGCCCTCGCCCTCGCAAATGCCAGGGCCATCACAGAACTCCCCTGCACCTGACCATGCCCAAGGCAACCTCAGTCACGCTCTTCAACGGAACGACTCCGAACGCCTTCGTGAGTCCGTTCTCCGACCGTCTCCCGATGTCGTTCTATTCGTCGATCACGGTCCCCAACATGCCGACCCAGGAGTGTCTTCCGTGTGCCATGACCGGATACTCGACGTCGACCGTCAACCAGTTCATCCAGGATCTCGCCTCGGAGATTCCGCTTCCGCTCTCAAACAGCATCTCGACCTCGCAGACGCTGCCGACCATCCCGCCAGAACCCCAGCCACCCACATCCGTATCATGAAGACCAGATTCATCGACGTCAACCCGTATTCCGACGACTTCAAGAGAATGCAGCAGTTTGCCAGGACCTTCGACCACGAGATCGGGCACTGGAAGAACGGCAAGGTCGTCGCCTTCGAGCGAGACGAGAAGACATTCGGTTATGCCGACATCGTCTATCTTCCGGTCGCCTTTCCGGCGTTTCATCCCGAGGTCGCGACGCCGCGTGGGATCATGGAGGTGGTCTTGGCGTGGAGGGCCGTGGCCCAGTTCAACCATGGCGGCGAGGGCTGGATCGGGGTGCCCCTCGATGAGACCCGAAAGACATTTCCCACGGAGATGATTGAGAAGACCGGATACTCAAAGATGAACAGAGAGATTTACTTGATGGAGGGAGCCGTGTAGGTTTCGACCGATATGGGTGGAGGATCTCCGTCAGTTCAATACACGCAGCCGCTTGAGGGATACAAC